AAGTGATTGGCCCTTCTATGGTGTTGTTAAAGAAGATTGGGATAACCAATGGAATAATTTAGATGAGTATTTAGATTGGGCTGAAACGATTATCATTGAATATAAACGAATTGTTAAAGAAGGTGGTAATGTTGTAATCTTTACAGGTAGACAATACAACAGACACATTTCTACTATTTTGGATAAGTATTTTACCGAAAAACGAATTATAATTTGGAGTAGAAAACGGGCATTCAATTCATCAAGAGGAAACGCATTATCAAGTGGATATGAACCTATATGTTATTATACAAATGGTGACAAAGGTACATTTAATACTATAAAGATAAAACCAAATACAACTCGAAAAGAATACACAGAGGGTATATTAAAAGAGGGTATAACTTTAAGTGATGTTTGGGATGATATATCAGCTTTACCACATAATAGTAAAGAAAAACTAAATCATCCAACACAAAAACCCTACAAACTGATTGAAAGATTAGTTTTGATGTTATCTAACGAGGGAGATGTGATATTGGATAATTTTGCAGGTAGTGGAACACTTGGTGAGGTTTGTATAAATACGAATAGAGAATGTATCCTTATTGAAAAGGATGTTGAGTATTTTGAGTTGATTAAAAATAGATTAGATAAATATAAGTTTTTTGTATGAAATTGTTACTAGGAGATTGTTTAGAAAAGTTAAAAGAATTGGATGATAATTCGGTGGATAGTATTGTTACTGACCCGCCGTATGGATTATCATTTATGGGCAAGAAGTGGGATTATGATGTCCCATCCGTAGAAATTTGGAAAGAATGCCTTCGTGTTCTAAAACCAGGAGGACACTTATTATCCTTTGCAGGTAGTAGAACATATCACAGAATGGCAGTAAGAATAGAAGATGCAGGATTTGAGATTAGAGACCAGATTATGTGGATATATGGTTCAGGTTTTCCTAAATCTTTGAATATTGGAAAGGCAGTAGATAAGATACAAGGTAATGAAAGAGAAGTTGGTAAATTAAAGTTCAAAGGTGGTACGCAATTGGGAGTCATAAATGATGATAATTGGAAACCAAAAGACGTTTATGAATCAAAAGGCAATACTGAATGGGAAGGATGGGGAACTGCTCTTAAACCTGCGCATGAACCAATTGTTATGGCAAGGAAACCTTTGAGTGAAAAAACAGTAGTAGATAATGTTTTAGAATGGGGAACTGGTGGGATAAACATAGATGGTTGCAGGATTGAACTTAATGGTGATTATAAATCAAAAGCAAATGGTAGACCCTCATTGACAGGATTAGATGATGGTTATGATAGTAGTAACGCTAACATAGCAGATACAATAGGCAGATTTCCAGCAAATGTAATCTTTGATGAAGAAGCAGGTAAGATATTAGATGAACAAAGTGGTTTTAGTGAATCGACTTCTACCAAAACTGGCTATACTGCTGAAGATAACATTTTTTTTAAAGGATTGTGTAACAAAGTAACAGTAAGACATAATGATGCGGGTGGAGCATCCCGTTTCTTCTATTGCCCAAAAACATCAAAGAGTGATAGAAGTGAAGGTAACATACACCCGACTGTCAAACCAACGGATTTGATGCTATACCTTATTCGTTTGGTTACTAAAAACGATGGAACAATATTAGACCCGTTTATGGGAAGTGGAAGTACTGGTAAAGCAGCAATTAGAGGTGGTTTTGATTTTATTGGTATTGAAAGAGAAAAAGAATACTTTGAAATTTCGAAAACAAGAATTGAATATGAAAAAAACAGACCGGTTAGCAAACCAATAAAAGGAAACCGTGTAGAAGTGAAACCGGAAGTGAAAGAAAAAATAAATCAATTTTTTGATTTGAAAAATTAACAATAATGGCAAAAAAAGAAATTATTAATAAATCTGAAAAAAATAGAAAATATGAACATATATTTACAAGCAATGAATGTGTATCTATTTGGAAATATGATTTAGATAAGTTTGCAAATGGACCAATTTCTGTTGAACATAAATGGGATAATGAATATTTAAAACGAATGGAACTCAAACAACGGAGAGGAAGATAAATTTGTAAAAATGAAAAACTTTTCGTATATTTGTTAAAACGAATACAAATAAAACAAAAAATAGATTATGGAAAAAGTTATTAAATTTGATTTAGAGGCGAGAAACTCACTAAAAGTAGGTGTAGACAAATTAGCAAACGCAGTAAAGGTTACATTAGGCCCAAAAGGTAGAAATGTAATTTTACAGAAATCGTTTGGAGTTCCACATATTACCAAAGATGGTGTATCAGTTGCAAAGGAAATTGAATTAGAAGACCCAATTGAAAACATTGGTGCACAATTAGTAAAAGAGGTAGCATCAAAAACGGCAGACCAGGCAGGTGATGGGACAACAACGGCAACCGTACTCGCGCAGGAGATTTTCTCATTAGGAATTAAGAACGTTGCTGCTGGTGCAAATCCAATGGATTTAAAAAGAGGTATTGATGCCGCCGTAAAATTGGTTGTAAAGGAATTAGCAAATATTTCTAAAAAGATTTCAACATCAAAAGAAATTGAGCAGGTTGCAACAATATCGGCTAATGGTGATAGTGAGATTGGTTCAATGATAGCATCTGCAATGGAAAAAGTTGGTAAAGACGGTATTATTACAGTAGAAGAGGCAAAGGGTACGGAAACGCAAGTGAAGACAGTAGAAGGTATGCAATTTGATAGAGGATATCTTTCACCATACTTTGTAACTAATCAGGAAAACTTAAATGCTGATTTGGAATCCCCATATATCTTATTATATGATAGGAAAATTTCTTCTATTAAAGAAATATTACCAATATTAGAACAAACTGCACAGTTAAACAAACCATTACTTATTATAGCAGAAGACATCGATGGTGAGGCATTGGCGGGTTTAGTTGTTAATAAATTGAGAGGTATTCTAAAAGTTGCAGCGGTTAAAGCACCTGCATATGGGGATAGAAGAAAAGAAATGTTGGAAGATATCGCCGTATTAACCGGTGGAACTGTTTTATCGGAAGAAAAAGGATACAAACTTGAAGATGTTAAAATAGATTTGTTAGGTTCAGCTGAAAAGATAAGTATCGATAAAGAAACTACAACTATTATCAATGGTGGTGGTGCAGTTGATGATATTCAAAATAGAATTTCAACTATTAAAACTCAAATTGAAAAATCAACATCAGATTATGATACTGAAAAATTACAGGAAAGATTATCCAAATTATCAGGTGGAGTAGCAATCCTTTATATAGGGGCAACTACGGAAGTAGAAATGAAAGAGAAGAAAGATAGAGTGGATGATGCATTACACGCAACGAGAGCGGCAGTAGCGGAAGGTATTATTGCAGGTGGTGGAACTGCGTTTATTAGAGTACAACCTGCATTAGCAAATATTGATTATTCAAAAATAGATGATTACCATACTGGTATCCTAATTGTATCAAAGGCAATTGAAGCACCATTAAGAATTATTGTTCAAAATGGTGGAGGTTCGGCTGAAGTTGTAATAAACGAAGTTAAGAGTGGTGTAGGTGATTATGGATATAATGCAAGAGATGAACGATTTGAAGACTTAGTATCAGCCGGTATTATAGATCCTACTAAAGTTACGAGATTGGCATTAGAAAACGCCGCATCAATCGCATCTTTATTACTAACAACGGAATGTGTGGTAGCAACAAAGAAAGAGGATGCAAAACCTCAATTACCACAAGGTGGTTTCGGAATATAAAATTAAATAAACAATTAAATAAACAATAAAAAAAAGTTATGGCAAAGTATTATTCAGTATTAGTATCGGTAGAAGTAGAAGATGCAAAAGGCAAAGTAAAAAAGAACAAAGAAAACTATTTAGTAGACGCATTATCAGTTACAGAAGCAGAAGCTAAGTTAGTTAAGAAATTTGTAGCAGAAGGTGTGAATTTGGAATATGAAGTAGTAAAGGTATCTGAAACAAAAATATTAGAGGTGTTCTAATATGGAAAAAGAACTCAAAGAAGAAAAAATACTAGTTCTTAAAAGAGTTCCACCCGGAGATAGATGGGTATTTACCGATGGTTCAACCAAAAGTATTTACTCATCTCTTACCGATGCTTTAGAAGCTTGGTATCAAGTTAATGGAGATACCAACTTTTATATTGAAGCAAGGGCGGGAACTGTTGAGATAGTAAAACAAGCCGAAGTAGAAAAGGTAGTAAGAAAATTCTCATTATATGGAGAAGACTAAACAGTATGATATTATCTTATTAAGTGGTGGATTTGATCCGATACATATGGGGCATATAGAAATGATTCAAAATGCTAAACAATTTGCAACTAATGTTTGGGTTGGGATAAATTCTGATGAATGGTTGGTATCTAAAAAGGGAAAATCATTTATGAGTAGAGAGGAAAGGAGTTTCATATGTTCAAATATTAAGGATGTAGATAGAGTATTTTCTGATTGGGATGATGATGATATGGGTTCTGCTGTAAATTTTATAAAGCAAGTACATATTCAGTATGGAAATATTTTTAATATAGCATTTGGTAATGGGGGTGATAGGGTGGTAAGTAATACCTTAGAAGATGTGTATTGTCAGCAAAATAATATCCATTTAATATGGGGGTTAGGTAAAAAGATACAATCATCATCCGAACTTTTGAAAAATTGGATTAGTAAATAATTAAATGGGGAACATACATTCCCCATTTTTTTTTAATATTTTTTATATTTATAAGTAAAATTAAATAGTTCATTAAAAATAAAAAACAATGGGATTTTTAAAAATCATTAAAACTTTATTAGGTTTAGAAAAGGAAGTTAAACAATTGGTAGAAACTGCAACAATTGCTCCTGTAAAAGAAGTAAAACAAACCCCTAAAAAGGTTGGAAAGCCAAAGGCTAAAAAGCAAATAACTAAATAGTTTACTTTAAATCGAATAAACAGCCATGGCAAAGGTAAAAGGTAGTAAAACAACTGCTGGGAGTGTAAAGACCTCTTTCGGTAAAAGAAGGAATGGTAGGTTAAGAAAAACAGAAAACAAACACGCGAGGAAAACTTCAAAATATAGAGGACAGGGTAGATAATGATTCGATTGCGAGATTTGATTAAAGAAGAGGAAGTTGTTAAAAACAAAAAGACAGGCAATGTCTATGTTGTTCAAAAGGCTGACCCTACAAAACACGATAAACCATCGCCCAAAGAAATTCAAAAGGCGAAGGATTCTAATGGTGGGCAATTGCCAAAATCAGAACCTCAACCAAAACAAACTCCACAGAACACTGCACCTCAAAACCCAAAACAGGGACAAAAGTTAAGTGGTTCGGATTTCAAATCATCGGCCGAAACTCCAAAGGGTGGTGGAATGCCGAAGTTGAAAGATTTGATGCCAAATGCAGATTTTTCCAATAAACCCCTTTCGCAAGTAACCCCAATTGAAAGACAGCAAATATCTACAATTGTTGATAAACTGGCGGAGTTGGGTAAGCAGGCGAAAGAAAGAGGTGAGAAAGCACCAAACTTTAATCTTTGTCAAGTTGCAATTCCAGGTACTAACTTATATTGTGATGGTAACAAAGGAATAGAAAGAGGTGATATGCCACAATTCAAAGGAACGCCTCAACCGGGTTCACCCGCTGATAAACTTCCAAAAGATGAAAGTGGAGAAGCTGATACCGAAGAGTTCTTCAAACAAATGTTGAATAAACAAGGTATCAAAGTATCAGAACCAACTGCAGTTCCACCAGACCGCTTAAAAGCAACACAAAGTGAGCTTGTAGGGGTTAAAGTTGCAGGAATGAGTAAGGTATTAGCTGATAAGAACCATCCTGCATACGGAAAGATTACTGCACCTATATATGTTTCCAATGATGGGTATGTTTTAGATGGTCACCATAGATGGGCGGCAGTCGTTGCACATAATGCAGCAAATCCAAAAAATCAAATTCCAATGAATGTTAGGGTTATAGATGAACCAATCATTCCATTAGTAAAACGTTCAAACTCCTTTGCAGAAACAATGGGTATTAAAGCTAAGAAAGCCGATACCGGCGCGGCAGGAGGACCTTCTCCGATAACATCTTCACAAAAAAAAAGTCTAACTAAAAGAGTTTCTTCCGAAGGTGAAGAATTGAGTACAATACAAACTAAAAATGGTTCAACCTTATTTGGTGTTGTACACGACGATATAAAAGGAGCTAAGGATATTATTAAGCAAGTTAAAGATACATATTCACCCAATGATAAGATATTATTTATGGGAGAG